ACTGTTCCTCAGTTAAGAATATTATACGAAAGGTACACAGGCTCTGGAGCACCAAGAGATCCTAGAGAATTAATAATAGAACTTAAAAGATTAATGAAAAATCTTGATCAAGATGGCATACCTTTTGCAACAGGTGGCCGTGTGAATTTAGCAGAAGGATCAGAAGACATTGTAGAGCCACCAAAATCTATGCAGGTAGATACAACTACAAAAGGTCCAGATCTTTTTACATTAGACAAGTTTAAAGACAAAGCTGAGATATACATTTTAGCTTTAAATAATAGAGCGATGCCTTTAGAGGATATAAAATCTGCATTAAATAAATTTACAAAACAAGGACTTAATGATGGTACGTTTACTGTGGATGAAGCAATCAAGGTTGTACAAAATTTAAAATTTGAAGTTCAAGACAGAGCACAGAAACAAAGATTACGTGATAATATTATTGCAGGCACAGGAACTTTGAGTCGTGAAGATTTTGCTATAGGTGGAGGAGTTATTGAAGGAGAGGATCTTGGATCAAGAGAAGGGTTTGCTGATCCAAATATTGAATTTCCATTTTTAAATTCTACAGGTCAAACTGATTATAGAATTGGTAGATTTAAAGATACAGGAAAATTTTTTAGAAGACTTGGTAAAAAAAAACAAACAATTATAATTCAAGAAGAAGGAGAATCTTTAGAGGATTTTAGAAAAAGAGAAGGACCGAGAACAGATCTTGCTTTTGACAAAACTGTTACAACTAGAAAATATATAGATAACTGGACTAAAAATTGGTTAGATAATAATCTTCAAAAATATGGTGTAAAAGATTTTGATGTTATGTTAAATGATTTATCTAGTGCATGGCAAAACGAAATAGAAACAGGTAATGTACCACAAGCAAAGAAGAATTTTAATTTAACAACTCCTAATCTTAATTTACCTAATATAACATCAGCTCAAGATGTTAGAATGAAACAAAAAAAAGGTGCGAAGACAGATTTAACGGCGTTTACATATGATGATGTTAGATTTTATAATAATGCAGAAAGCAGTAAGGCTTTACGAAACAAAGTATTAGCTCAATATAGAAAAATATTTTATAAAAATAAAATTCAAACTAATCCAGCATTAAGACAAGATTTAAAAAAATTTTATGATTTTATGGCCATGGATAAAGCAGGGCTACCTCAAGGAGGTGGTTTAACCATAAGAGATTTTCTTAAAACTGAAGTAACGGATGATGTTAAATTTTTAATAGATCGTGAGGCTTCTGGTTTAGATAAAGGTGCCAAAAAAGAAGTTTTTCATAGTTTTCCTGATCTTAAAAATAATTATGATGTATTTACAGCAAGTAAAGCTAAATTAAAAGCTGTTCAAAGCATAGCAGAAGCTAAAATAAAAGCAGGTGCAAAAACTTCTGCACAGACAGATGAATTAATAAATCAAATTAAAAATCAAAACAAAATCGTAGCAGACATGAAACCTGAAGAACTTGTCAAAGATAAAAGATTAATACAGAGTTTAAGATTAGTTATTAATCCACAAACAGGTCAAGCGAGTTTTATAGGATATACGGAAAATGATCCTAGGGTAATTAAAAAAGGTGTGAAGACAGATTTAGAATTAGCTGAACACGCAATAGAAAGAGCTAAAAAAGGTTCGTTGTTTAGCTATGACCATATTTCAAAAAGATCATTTGGAAAAATGAACACACAGTTTGCTAATAATATTCAAGGAGCTAATTACATAACTAATACTCAAATAGAAAATGCTAGAAGATTTTTAGAAATTCCAGAAAATAGAAAAACACCTGCCGCACAAAATCTTGATAAAGTTTTAGAAGATTTAGGTTTAACAATTAGAGGAAAAGAATATGGAGGAATAAAGTACGGAAACAAAATAAATATTGTATTTGATTCAAATACAAATAGATCAAACATTGTAGATCAACAGTTAATAAAAAAAGATGTAATACCTACAGCTGATCAAGCACCTGAACCTGAAGCAACTAAAACAAGAAAATTATTTGAAGGATTTGGTGAAAGAATAAAATCTGGAGCTTCTGATCTTAAAAGCAAAATGGATTCCTCTAAGTTTTTAACAAGTAAAATACCTGGAGGCGCAGCAGTGTTAGGCCCTGTAGATTTTGCATTGGCAATGTTAGGTGGCGCTCCAGTGGCTGACGCAGCTGCAAGTGCTGGTTCTTATTTAATAAAAGACCCTTATTTAGGTAAAGCTGTTAACATACCTTTAGCTCTTAGAGAAATTGCAAGTTACAATGATGTTGATGAAATGTTAAGAAGAGCAACTGAAAGACGAGAAGGAATTGAATCTATGTTAGAAAGTATTCCATCTAGATTTAAAGAAACCATTAATGAAGCTAAAGGTGTAAAAGATGAAACAGAAGAATTCGTACCCTAAAACCTGGCTCCTGCCTCCTAAGTCAGGACCCACGCCTCAAGGGTTGAATATTGATTATAATACTGTTAGAACAGTCAAGTTGGAGAAAATAAAAAATGGCAGACAAAATAGACAAGTCCCTAACTCAAGGTCCAAGGGGCTCGGTTCAAATACCGGGTGAAGAAGAAATTACAGAAGCAGTAGAAACTTCTGTTGAAGCACAACAAGAAGCACCAGGACCAGTTGAGATAGAAGAACAGGAAGATGGATCAGTAGAAATAGATTTTGATCCTAACGCTGCATCACCAGAAGGTGGTGACGAGCACTATGCAAACTTAGCAGAATTTTTACCAGACGAAATATTAAACGAATTAGGAAGTGACTTAACTGGTAAGTACAACGAGTACAACGCATCAAGAAAAGATTGGGAACAATCATACACAAAAGGTTTAGATCTTTTAGGTTTTAAATACGATATGCGAACAGAACCTTTTCAAGGAGCAAGTGGTGCAACGCACCCAGTATTAGCAGAAGCCGTTACACAGTTTCAAGCATTAGCTTACAAAGAATTATTACCAGCCAACGGACCAGTTAGAACACAAGTCGTTGGTGCACCTACTCAAGAAAAAGCACAACAAGCAGAACGTGTTAAAGATTACATGAATTACGAGCTCATGGAAAGAATGCCTGACTATGAGCCCGACTTTGATTCAATGCTCTTTTATCTCCCTCTCGCAGGTTCAGCGTTTAAAAAAGTTTATTACGATGAGCTTGAACAAAGAGCAATATCAAAGTTTGTACCGGCAGATGATTTGATTGTCCCTTATTCGGCTACCTCATTAGACGATGCGGAGGCAGTCATTCACCGGTTAAAAGTTTCTAAAAACGATTTACGAAAACAACAGGTTGCAGGTTTCTATAGAGACATAGAACTTGGTACACCAGGTTATGAAGAAAACGATGTTGAGAAAAAAGAAAGAGAACTTGAAGGACAAAGAAAATCTCAAGACGAAGATATTTATACTTTATTAGAGTGCCATGTTAATTTAGATCTAGAAGGTTTTGAAGATCAAGATCAACAAACAGGTGAACCTTCAGGAATAAAAATTCCATACATCGTAACAATAGAATTAGCTACACGAATGGTTTTATCTATTAGAAGAAATTATGAAATTGGAGATCAGAACAAAACTAAGATTCCATATTTTACCCACTTTAAATTTTTACCTGGGTTAGGTTTCTATGGCTTTGGTCTCATCCATATGATTGGCGGTCTGTCTAGAACTGCAACAGCAGCTCTTCGTCAACTATTGGATGCGGGTACACTTTCCAACTTACCCGCAGGTTTTAAAATGCGTGGTATTAGAATTAGAGATGACGCGCAATCAATTCAACCAGGTGAGTTTAGAGATGTAGATGCACCGGGTGGTAATTTAAAAGACTCATTTATGATGCTGCCTTTCAAAGAACCATCAGCTACATTATTAAACTTGATGGGTATCGTAGTTAATGCAGGTCAAAGATTTGCATCGATTGCAGATTTACAAGTTGGTGATGGTAACCAACAAGCTGCTGTAGGTACAACAGTTGCATTATTAGAACGAGGAAGCAGAACAATGTCTGCTATTCACAAAAGAATTTACTCTGCTCTTAAACAAGAATTCAGATTATTAGCAAGAGTATTCAAGTTATATCTACCACCGGAATATCCGTATGACGTAGTTGGGGGTCAAAGAACGATTAAACAACAAGACTTTGACGATAGAGTAGATATAGTGCCAGTTGCTGATCCCAACATCTTTTCACAAACTCAGCGTATTTCCCTCGCGCAAACAGAGTTGCAGCTGGCAACATCAAATCCACAAATGCATAATATGTATCAAGCGTATAGAAATATGTATGAAGCATTAGGCGTAAAAGATATTGATAAGCTGTTGATTAAACCACAAGCACCAACACCACTTGATCCAAGTTTAGAAAACATCATGGCTCTAAGTGGTAAACCTTTTCAAGCTTTCCCTGGTCAAGATCACAGAGCTC